ACCCCCGTGCCAGGATCAGGGGATCACTTTAAATACATCTCGACCGTTCATTTGAATGACACGTGTATGCTCAAGATTAATTCTTGAGTGGGAAGGGAATATAAGGCTTTTAAAATACTAATTCATTAAATGACGTGGACAATTCTTATTGGTTGATAGTTAGTGCGTTACTTTCCAATGGTTTGCTTTCCATCGCACTAACTTAGCGTGTCCGAGACGCGTAATTATGCTTGGGCCCAAAGTAAAGCACAGTGCTTCTTCTTTCCAGGAAGCTTCCTGGAATTCTATTATAAATAGGACATCATCGTCTTCATTTTTCATATCAGAAAAATGGGTGACTGGTTTGCGAGTCCGCTTAAAACATGTTCTCATGTTTTAGATTTCCCGAGTCTCGCTGGAAATCCTCAACAGGCTTTCAGGTGTTGTGACACCATGAAAGGTAAATTGGAAGAACCCAGGAAGGTGTTGCTTGCAAGTTGCAGTGTCAGTTTTAATGGAAGCTTCTACGGCGGTAACCGGAATGTTCGCGGACGAATTCAGATATCTATGTTGGAAGACGACGGCGTCTTCCGGCCAATCGGATTTCTTCCAATCGGTGGATACCTGTATCATAACGACTATGGGTATTATGAAGGTCAGAAGACCTTCATGCTGGAGATGGAGTCGCCATACTTGAGGAAGGATGAAGACTACGAAAGGCCTTTCACTGTAACCGTTATCAATGATAACGGATTAGATGTATCTTGTGACCTCAAGGTTGTTGTTGTACATACGATGCGTATCAAGGTGTAATTCATGATTATTAATAAATAAATATTTATTTATGTTTGTTTAATACTCTTGCTATTGTTTTTAAATTCCACGCGAAGCGGTATGCTTTGGGCTGGAAGGCCCAATAAGGACTTAGGCCCAATTTTATTTGTGTTGTTGGGATCAAATAGTGTCATTTGGCACTATTTGATCCCGGGACAGCCTGGCACGGGGCTTAGTATT